ATACCTCCTCTACCTGAAACAGGTTTGCCAATTGTACCTTGAGGTACCTGAGGTATCTAAAATACATTGAGATAACCCCCCTGAGGTATCTAAAGTACCTGAGGTATCTAAAGTACCTCCCGACTATACAAAAATATACAATATTAAATAGAAATGGCAAAGTCAAAAGCTGCACTCGGTTTAGTGGGTCTATTGGTAGTATTTGTAGTAGTGCTCCTCATCGGCACATTATTCTTTTCATCAAATCCTATTATCAGTGCGTTTGAAGATATGGGTGGCGAATGTACACTCGGCCTCAAGCCCTGTAATGAAGGCTACTTTTGCGAAACCAATAAGTGTATCCCCGTTTCTCCTTCAGCAAAGGAGACTGTATACGGATATCGCAAGAATGTGGACCTGAGCTAAACGCCCACTCAGTCTAAATAATAAAAAGAACTACTTATTGGTATTTCTTTTATTTATTATATTTTTATTATATAAGTTTTTTAATCTGTGGGAGGATTCGCCTTGCGCTGCATTGCAAGATCAGGAGGGCCTTCAAAAAGAGACTTGTTGGAATCGACTACAGAAGACTCGAACATATTTACAATGTTCTTCTCAGCCTCCTTCTTCTTCAGGTTGGGATGCTCATTATAGAACTTCTCGCGCGCCTCCTCGTTCTGCTTGTAACCCTTCATGAGCTGATTGAGCTGTTCCTCTGCATACTCCTGCTCACCGATATCCTTGGGATTGGGGTCCCAAGGTAGCCACTTGCCAATCTCACCCACAAAGATATTGTGAATGGGATCATTGCGCTGTAGCTTCTTTGAGCGCCCCACGGCCTCCTCCTGGGAACCGAACACGCCACGCACCTTCAGTCCACGAACAGTGGTCTGGAAATTGTTCTTTGCGAAGAACTTGTCTTCATTCTCCTTTCCGTGCTTGAATATAAAATCGTCATAACACTCCTTGATGGTCGTCTTTGTCACCTCCTTTGAGTTCTGGCGTACAAAATCCTGGTAAGCGCTGAGGACAGTATCGACAGGAATCTTGCTCGTACGGCAGAGTTCTGCCGCCTCCGTTAGATTCTTCTCGTTCAGTTTCACATATTCTGCATCAAGGCGATCGTTGATCTTCTTTACTTCTCCAGCAAGAAACTTCTCAAGGTTCTTAACTTTCCATTCAACTTCGTAGAACTTGAGGAACTCTTCGAAAAGGAACATATCCTTCCGAGCAAGTACGTTTTCAGGGCTCAAGAAACTCAAAAGAACGAAACGCTGGGACGGAATCTCAGGATCTTCGGTCAGGAAATCTTCATTCTGGTCACTAGTGCTCATTTGTTCTCTAAAAATATCTTTGTTGCCCATTCCTTTACGCACTGTCTAGAGTTTATTCACCGCTAGCCAGGACAGCCCAATAAACTTTTTTTCGCATCTCAAAGTATAAGAATTATGGACTTCTCCGTTGGTGAATTTATCAATCGCGCTTTAAAGTACCTAATCGAGGGTCTTGCAGTAGCCGTGGCTGCTATCTTCATCCCCCGGAAGCAGCTGCCTCTCGATGAGATCGCGACACTCGCCGTGGTTGCCGCGGCTGTGTTCGCGCTCCTCGACGCGGTCGTTCCCTCCATTGGCGTGACGGCTCGCCAGGGCGCGGGTTTCGGTCTGGGTGCAAACCTCGTAGGCTTCCCTCGCATGTAAGGGTCGCTTGACTAAATAACTGTGAATAATCAACTTCTATAAGTAAATATAAATACTTATAAAAGATTAGATGAAGCCTTCTTATACTGTTCCTGAAAGCCCCCAATCTTTTTCTCCTGTTGATTCATACAATGTGTGGCCAGGCGGTGTATTTCCCCTCGATAAGCTAATACCACCACTTAGAACTAGGGGTGGTTTTCACGGTGACAATAGCACTCGTAGAAGAAGGCGGACGAGAAAGGGACGTAAAGGAAAGAAGGGAACGCGTAAAGCGAAGCGTAAAGGACGTAAGTGATTATAAAGGCATTATACCAATAAAAAATAAGAGCTAATATTATTAATTCTTATTTGCTTCGTTCTAAATTATTTATAGAGTTCCGTTCTTCTTGCGTCTAGAAGCCTCCTTCATTGCATCGCCGAGGCTGGCATTGGAGTTCTTGCGCTTCAGCTCGCCGTAGACACGTTTTACCGCGGCAGACCAGTCACTACCCTTTCTTCCCTTACGGGTACCCTTCTTTCCCTTACGATTTACACGACGAGTCTTGGCCATTTTATATTATACTATTGGACTATATTTTTTATTGGTCAGGTCTTTGCCCTGTACTGAAATCAAACAGCTCAAGTTCATTTGCTGCAACACGCAGTGCATCCGAAATTGTGTAATCAGGATTTAACATCTGCATTGTCCTATAATGCTTCATAACAAGTGTACGCCAATTCGGCTTCTTTTCAGTAACATTATACGATGCCTCGCGCATTGCCTCTGCCAAAGTTGCTTGAGGATTCAATTCCTTCATACGCGCATGCGTCTTTTTTACCTTCTGAATCCAACTATCCTTGCGAAATCCACTGCGACGACGACGATGAGAAAGACGGAATACCATTTTAATCTGATAATAAATTGTGCAGTTCAAACCCCCAATTTTTTGTCAATCAAGCAAAAAATCTTCGAGGTCTCGCATATAAGTACCCAATTTGCCTCTAAGATTCATATTTTGTATCTTGGTAATCTCTTTCAAAAATGTTGGAGAGGATTTATAACTAGATACATTTGAACTTGGAGGAGAATCATATTTTGTAAGGTACTTATATATCTCATGCACAATCTCAGGAGGAAAGACAAGCTCAATTTCACGAGGGAGACGGGGCTTCATCTTTCTGCCCTAGTTGCCTGTAAAAAACGGCTAGACCCATATAATAAATTAACTAGAAATAATTATTTTATTATATAATCATATTTACGAATTCCCACCCTAAATCGAGCGAATAAATTCCCATCCCTGGTCCTGGCAAATTAAACACCATATCTTATCCTGTAAGTATAACTTGTCTCGATTCTTAAGAAGTGGAAAGTTCTTCAAGAAATCATCATATTCAAGAAGCTCGCAAAATTTATAGAGGACATACGCATAAGACAAGAAATTTCTGCGATTCTTGGGGCAGTGCTTCTGGAAAGACGGCTGAATCTCCTTGAACATATGAAGAAGCTTCTCTTCGGTTTCGCGCGTCATTACCTGTGCATTCGTTCCATTGAGCCGATTAATAATGTGTGGAATGTGGTCATATTTGCGATTCAACTTCAGTTTACGCAGAATTTCGCGCATCTTTGAGGGTTTAATAGAGCGTGTATTATCTATACGCTGTTTCTTCAATTCATTCACAATAGAATCAAAAACATCCTGCGGAATTTCCGTGGATTCCTTCGCTTGGAATTGCGCCAACAGCTCCTTGAAGTGATTTATTCTCTTATAGGCATAGTATGAACTCTCTCTGGGCGGGTCCTTATAAGAGGGTCGGTCAGTATCAATCAAAATAAACTCTGTACTACCACAACCCTTGCAATATAACATGGCCTCATTCGCGGCGAAAATCATGTCCTCTCCACATTCACATTCACCAAGCGTATCAGACAGTTCATTAGATTTGCGACTATGTCCTGGATATATAATCTGTAGGTATTTATCTAAAAGCACTTCGCGACTCTGAACAGTCTTCTTAGATGAAGGGTCTTCTTCTGTAGAAACCACCGTATTGGTATTCGTATCATTCTTTGCAGCGTCTTCGAGGGCAGAAAGCACATCGCCAGGCTTTCTTTTGGTTTTCTGTGACTGGGGTACGGCCTCCCCTTTTGCAATTGCGTCCTGGGATTCATAATAATCAAATAATATCTGGCCAGTGTTTAAAAAGTAATCGAAAATATTGTCATCCTTCTGCTTAGTATCTATTTCGTCACGAAGCTGTTCTTGTTTTATTTCCAATTGACCGCGTACAAGTTCATCGGCAATCCCTTTTAATATATTATTATTGTGTGCATAATCCTCTTCAAGTTCTGTTGCGTCTTCCTTTTCTCCTATAATTTTTCTTACTTGAAATTGATGAATAACATCTAATGTTGTTCTATCTTCAGGATTACTTCTTTTGGTCGGTCTTATTTTGAAGAAGGCTGTATCATTTGTGGCCATTTTCAAAAACTCTAATACTTCTTATTAGTGCTATATGGTTTAGACCTTTGATAAGTATTTCATAATACTCAGGTGAATCGGGGCCTTTTAGGGCATACAAAAAACGCAAGGCGCTTCTCCATTGTAATATCCCGGAACTAGCGATATTTTTCATTTTTTCGCCCCCCAGAAAAATTTTTTTCTCAACCAGGGGTATAGAACTAAATGACTGGTGGTGGTTTGATGCAGCTCGTAGCCTATGGCGCCCAAGACGTATACCTAACTGGCAACCCCCAGGTGACTTTCTTCAAGATTGTCTACCGTCGCCACACCAACTTCGCGATGGAGTCCATTGAGAACCCTTTCAATGGCGCCCCTAACTTCGGCAAGAAGGTCACCTGCACT